TCTCATCTCCGTGATGTCTGCGTTGATTTTCTTCGTCGTCGCCAACCCCCAAACGTTCATTCTTATGCGTCGTCTTCTCGGACAGTGGGTCGCCGGACCTAACGGCTGCCCCAAGTTCGGTGGACTCATCTTACACACCGTCGTGTTCCTTCTCATCGTGTGGGGTATCATGCTCCTCAAGAAGGAGGCTCCCGCCCCCGTGGTCGAGGAAGAGGAGGAGACTGTCTCCGTCGTTCCCGTCCCCATGAAGAACGCTCCTCCCCCCCTCCCCGGTATGGAAGAGGAGCAGGTCGAGATGGTCGATTCTGGTCTCGATCTTGAGGGTCTCGATGTGACTGGTTCCTACGATAGCCCCGCGGGTATTTAAATACATTTCATTACATATTCCATTTTATAAAGACTAAGATGGCATATCTAAAAAACTTTAAACAAATCATTTACTTTTTGGATGATGTTGAGTAATTCATTCTTTGTCTTGACGTCGGGTGGGCTGATAATCTCAAACTCAACCTGATATTCCGTCGTGTCTTCAGCATCCATGTCTATGACATCTCCTGTGGACATGGTCAGATCGATGGATAAATTTTTACGGACGAATGATTGGCGGTGCTTGGTACGCTTTCGGTCCATATCACTGAAGTCATCAATCTCAGCGGGATCCTCCTTACTGAACGCGATCCGAACATCGTAGGGTACACCCTTAATCTTCTTGAAATCTTCTTTATGAATACTCGTCTTGTGAATGATAGTCTGGTCACCGGTGTTTTCATCGATCGACATGCGAATGTTATCCCTGTCCCGATAGAACACTTCTTCCTGTGTGGTGTACACCTTTTCCCACCCCTGGTACTTCGACAGGGCACGATACACGCGATCGAAGGTATTCTTCCCAACATTCGTGTCGAACATTTTACCGTTAAACTTACCGAGACGCATCTCGATTTCTAGCCCGGGTACATCGCGGTGTTCCTCGAACGTCTTGTTTATTTTTTTATATACGGATTCGATGTTCATGATTCTTACATGTCAAGACTCGCGTCTTCTTCTTAAGTGTTTTTTATACGAAAATTGTAATGAAAGGGATACACAACATCGGAAACACCTGTTATTTCAACACGTCCCTGCAATGTCTGGCACATGTACCTGTGTTGAAGTGTCAGTTCACCCGCGAACCGTATACCGGGGCGTGTACGTTTACCCGTCTCTTCTCGACTTTCATTCGTACATTCTGGGACGACAACAACGAGATGACACTCAACGTGAATGCTCTTCTCACGGCATTCGTCGAGATGTTTCCTAGATTTACGATCGGTGAACAACACGACGTTCAGGAGACAATCTTGTGTATCATCGATATCCTCGAACGCTCGATTCCTCACCTGAAGCCACATTTTTACGGTAAGAAAACACAGGAGACGATATGGCCGGGTGGCAAGAAAACACACGAAGAAGTTTTCAGTGTGCACTTGTTGTGTTCTGGGCCAGACACACTCACAGACATGTTGATGCGAAGTGTCAAGTGGAACACTTTGGTGGATTACGAGGATGACGAGGGTAAAGTCCATAACGTGGCGACGACGAGGTGTCTCTTCTCGGAGTATCCCAACGTGTTGATGATATCCTTCGACAAGAGAGGGTTGGTCGGTGTGATTGAACATTTGACAATAGACGGGAACGAATACGAACTCGTTGCATCTGCCATACACGCGGGTGTGCAAGGGGGTGGACACTACGTGGCGTTCACGAAGCATGACGGTGTTTGGTATTACAAAGACGATGATATGGTTCAGAAACAAGACATTCTGATCATGGCCCCACACTACTTTCTCACATACAGTTTAAAAAATCAGACATCTTAATATCCTCCTTGATGTTCACGAGTGTCCTGTAAAACGTCCTTCGACTGTTTGGATAGTTTTTATCTTCGCGTTTGAGAATGGGTTTCCACCACATGGGTCGATCACGCTCCATATACGCACACTCCAATATGACACCATCTTCAAGGAGTGGAAGTTGACTCGCCTTATCGGGTGGAATTTCCCCCTCCATGTATAATTTTCCCTTGTCTTGAACATACAGTCGCCACACACCCGTATCGGTCACCTTGGCCAGAAAGTCGATCGTGTTCTTCTCTTTGGGTTTCCACTTAAACATCGTCTCATGAGTTCCCATGCGAACATGTTCATCTACTGGTGTAAACACGAGACCGTCGATCGGTTCTTTCACTGTGGGTAAATAGTCATTCATGAACGTGTCAAACTCCTGCATGACGTGGAAACGCTTGAGCTTCACCTTCACTCGATCCGACTTGAGACTGATGAGACCCTTCACGACCTTCTCCATGTGATCGAGACGTTCCAAGAAATGAGCTTGACCAATCACATGACCCTCGACCATGACAGCGTCGTACACCAGGAACGTGTCACCACACAACTCACCATCTAGGATCGTCCCGTCGAATATCGACTTTTTAAAATGAAGAGGTACGGAAAACATCTGAAAATTGCGATTCACAAACACACACTGCTTCTTTCCTTCGTACATGAGAGCCACCATCATGTGGCGAACACCATCAGTCTTTTCGCATACGACATACGGTCGGTTTCGTAGTATGGGAAAATGCTTGATTTCGATGGATACGGGTTGTGGGCCCGGAAACCTATCTTTCACGCCCCATGTCTGTAGGATAAAATCCTTGACATAGTCGTTCATGATAGCCTCTCGGGGTAATTCTTTATGTCGTCTTCACACCTGCGGCGTTGATGATACTACTGACACACTCGTGACTATACGTCATGGTCAACTTAGCTGCAGTATACGCAATAATATTAACTCCAAGCTGTTTACACTTGAAAAACATCATGTCCATCCGAGGGGGAATCATGTTGACCCCGAATTTTTTAGCCTTCACTGGATCGGACATTTTTTCGATGACGTGTCTACAGTTCATGACCCACGCTCGAGCGGACGTGTTCTCCACGAGGTGGATATCCTCGGATACACTGTCCCCCACCTCCGTGTCAAAATTGAGACCCATCTGGTGGACGGGTTCTGCCGACTCTGATTTGACTTTTTGTTTGAACGCATCCCAGTCGATTCCTTCCGTCACACCGGGGAAGACGAGACATCCAAAGTCGTCATGTGGTCGCATCAACGCCTTGATACTCCCTTCGTCGAAGCCAATACCGAAATCTACGAAAAAGATACGGTCGCACACTGGCAATTGATTTTCGATCGCCTTGGCCTTCGCGTACGGGTCATCATTCACGAAGATGATCTCATTCTTGTGACCACTTCGGATACACTCGATGTTCATGCGAAGAATCGTATGAAGTGTCTTGACATGACAAGACTTCGATCGGGTCACGAGAATGCTGACAAACTTCATTTGAAAATAGTGGTCGTTAAACCTTAAGCCTATCGTTCATGCACCCGGTAAATGGAAGATTACCGACGTGACCGAGTGTGGTGTGTATGTGTGCGTGGATTTTTCCACCCATCTTTTGCCATCGGCGACAGAACGCGTAATCCTCAGACAGATACCGTCTACTGTCTGGGTCGATCATACAGTCAAACACGGCGTAATATTCGTCAAAGTCGCGATTTTGATGATCGTTTTTACACAGTAGTTCTGGATAGTGCTCGTGCATGCGTTCGAAGACGGAGCGTTTAATCAACATGAACCCTGTCGGGCCATCTAGAATTTCTACGAAACCATTTTCGACGGTTCGGCGGGTCGATCCGATATTCACGACGAGACTCGACGCGAGCATCGCCATGTTTCGTTCGTCACCATTCTTGACCGCGGTCGCAGCCTGATCCCACATGACCACCTTCTTCGGGTAACACGCGACCGAGATGTCGTACTCTGATTCGATGAGTTTTACCACAGATTCCGGGTCAAAGTCTATATCCGCGTCTATGAACATGAAATAATCAGCATCCGTCTTTTGCATGAAACGACCAACCGCGACGTTACGAGCTCTGTGTACGAGTGATTCGTTCTCGGTCGTGTCGATCATGAGTTGAATACCTTTATTGATGAGGAGAAGTTGCAATTTAATTATACTGATCATATATTTTTCTAAGCATAAACCTCCATAACAAGGCGTCGACAGAAACACCTTGGTCATTTTAATAACTAACCCCCTTCGCCTCTAAGTGCTTTTTTATTATACTCTCAATCTTGTTTACCGTGGGCACCGACACATCACACGTCGAACAGATGTCACTCTTCGTGTGTACACCTTTCAGAGCGATGAAAATCACCGCCGACGCGATACTGTTTGGTGTTTTGCTCATGAGCTCGACACAGTCTTCGAGGTCGTTACACATTCTGGTACAGGTGGAACGGTAGTTCTGTCCCACGTTGAAATTTCCGAGCAATCGGTGTACGACGTCAGACGGTTTTGTCATGTAATTCTTCTCCGTCTTTCCCATGATCGTCTCCTTGAACAGTTGCGTGGTGCGACTGATGTCTCTGCTCTGTATCCCAAACATATCGGCAATCTCCTTCGTCGTTCTCGGAACTTTCGACAGACGGCACGCGTATAAAACGCAATTACCCTTGATACCCGTTCGAACCGCTCCACGAGTTAATTTACTATCGTCAAATTTTTTATACATCATCTTCGCATCCTTCAGGATCGAGTCCGGTAACGTGTAACACGCTTCATCGATATCCTTGTACGCGTGAAAAAGTGAACGATCCTTGTGATTCATGGACATGTGAAAATTAATCTTCGCCATACGTTTGAGTTCGTACTTCGAAGAACTCGTCGTCGCCATGACGGTGCCTTTACCCCATGACTGTGAGAAAAGTTCTGGGTTTGAGTTTGGGTTACCACATCGCGAGGGGTCGTTGATACGTCCATCTTCACTCACGCCACTCGTCCACTCCGGAGAGTCGTCGATGAATCGATCTTCGACTAGTCCACACGAAGAACACACGGGAAATCCTTCTGGGGTGATCACCTTGACGCCATCACATTCGGTGCAAACATGATTGTTAACAACCAGCTTTATTTCATCCTTTTTGTCGACGAGTGCGTCGACCTGTTTCCATATAGCAGCCAATTCCATTCTAATGGTTGACGATGAATAAATATCCTGATATCGACGCACTTAGGTTATAAACTCCTGGCATATTTCTCAATCATATCGACGGTGTTTTTAAAATTTTGAGCACCCGGGGTGGAAGGTTTCCAGTCGTCCCATTGCTTGTCGACGAGGGCCTGTCCGGGTGGTGCATCCACGGGTTCTCCGTCATCCGGGACGATGAAATCATCCATCTCAGAATCCGTCTCGGAGTCGTCGTGGTCTTCGTGAATGTCACTGTCGTCATCCTCGATGTCGATTTCCTCGTAGAGACTGTACATGTTCTGGGCGACCATCTTCATCCCGATATCCGTGAAACAGGTTCCACTTGGGTAGTGTTCACACACACTTTCGAAAGGGGCGGGATTCAAATCACCATTCTCGAGTTCGTACACGCATGCCGATTTGTACATCTTGTTGGTCGGCGACAAGTAATGAACCCCGAGATTGTTTCCGGTGTTCATGCCGACCACCGCATACATTTCATCTTCGATACCATCTTCGTTTACAAGCAGTTTGACGATGTCGTCCTGGTGTATTGATTCGCGCGAAATCATGCTTAGAGTTTTCGGACAAAAAATTATCAGGGCAAATAACACAGATGAGAGTTATTATTTATTCGAAGGAAGGTTGTTCGTATTGCGAGTTCGCCAAGAATTTGTGCGAATCGGAAGGACTCGACTACGAGAAGAGGTATGTTGACAAGGAAGAGTTGAAACAACTGTGTGGTCAATCCGCGACGACCTACCCTCAAATATTTATTAACGATCGTCACATCGGTACCTACTTTGAATTCCAGGACTATATCCAGACAGAATATGAACCCATGTTGGAACCGACGTTAGACCGTTTCACTGTTTTTCCCATCAAACACCAAAACCTTTGGGACCTGTACAAGAAGGCCCAAATGTCCAACTGGACGGCCGAGGAGATTGATTTCTCCAAGGATATGGAAGACTGGAAAAACCTCACGGATAACGAACAGAAGTTCATCAAATATATCTTGGCATTCTTTGCTGGATCCGATGGAATTGTTTTTGAAAATATCAACAATAACTTTGCTGACGAAGTACAATCTTCGGAGGCTCGGTCCTTTTATGCGTACCAGGCTCACAACGAGATGGTACACGGTGAGACTTACTCTAAACTGATCGATAAGTACATCAAAGATATGACTGAAAAGAAACAACTTTTCCAAGCGATCCAGACGATTCCGTGTATCGAGCGAAAGGCGAAGTGGGCCATGAAATGGTTCGACACGTCTAGACCATTCGCCGAGCGACTGTTCGCGTTCGCGTGCGTCGAGGGTATCTTCTTCTCCGGGTCGTTCTGTGCCATCTTCTGGCTCAAAAAGCGAGGTCTTCTCCCGGGTCTGTGTTTCAGTAATGAACTGATCAGTCGAGACGAGGGACTTCATCAAGAGTTTGCGGTCGAAGTGTTCAATATGCTCCGTAACAAACCGTCGATGGATGTTATACACACAATCATCCGCGAGGCGGTCGAGATTGAAAAAAATTTCATCTTGGACGCCCTCCCGTGTAGTCTCATCGGTATGAACGCTGATAAGATGGCGGAATATATCGAGTACGTGTCTGATCGACTTCTTAAACAAATCGGGCATCCGACCATCTGGAACTCCAAAAACCCTTTCGATTTCATGGAGAATATTTCCCTCGACGGAAAGACGAATTTCTTTGAGAAGCGGGTGGGTGACTACGGCAAGATGGATGACGATTCCGATGAGATTGGATTTGATGAAGAATTTTAAACATCTTCGAGTCCGTCTTTACTCTTTCTTTTATGTGTCATGTTGGACATAGCACCAAGCCAACGAGAAACGCTTCCTCGTTTCGCATTCAAGACGGACGACGTTTCGTCACTGACGATGATACTGAGACCGTTGCACACGTCAGGTTTGTTTTCTTTATCCGGAAATTCTAGGATAAACGCTTCTATAGAAATAGCGGGTATATCGGGGGCTTCGTCGAGAAGTCGGTCGTAGTCCTCCCGAGCTTTCATCACAAACTCGAGAACCTTGGCTCGATGTTGTGTGTCCAACGAGAGTTCCATATCTATATTTCGATAGAACTTTGAATATTGCACACACATAGTAGAGTGTGCTTCTGACAACGAAAGACTCTGACTAAACTTACTGATCGACGTGAGGATACCACCTATCACGTTTAGAAAAGCGAATACGTACTGAACGATCATGATTTTTGTTTTCGTCTCCGCGCTGACATCTTGACTACCACTCGGGTTCAGCACGGCGAAGCCACCGACCCCGGTGAGACTCGCGATGATGATACTCGGGTATGCGAGGTAGTCGTTCTGTTTTTTGTAATAGAGGCGGGCGTGGTTGTGAAGCCAGCGATACCCCGCCGCCTTTTCTGCCCATCGGACCAAGAGTTTTTCCTGCTTCTCGCACCACTCGTGATCGTCTGACGCTTCCTGAGTCATCTGAATTACCTGGATAATATTTTTGCACTTTCACGGGCAAGTTTATCCACGGCTTCATTGAGAGGATTTCCGTTGTGAGCCTTGACCCACTCCCACTCGACCATTTTGAGTCGCTCCCTGAGTTCATCGATTTGCATCCACAGTTCCTTATTCTTGACATCCCCACCTGAAGAGGTTTTCCATCCATTCTTTTTCCAGTTATGAATCCATTGAGTGATCCCATTCTTCACGTAGTTGCTATCCGTATAAATACGCACATAGTCATGTCCATAGTTGAGACATGCTTCGAGAGCCTTCACGACCGCGGTCATCTCCATGACATTATTCGTCGTGTTGCGGAGGTTACCAGTCAACGTGATACCCTTGCCTATGACACCCCATCCACCCGACCCTGGGTTTCCGAGACAACTACCGTCGGTATATACTTCGTACATGGTTACTTCACACGTGTATCTTTTATGTCAATCTTCTCTAGTTTACGTCGAGCGGCCTTGATCCCAGTTCGAACATGGCGTCGTTTCTCCTTGACGAAAGGGGATACGACCTCGTATGGAATCATGTCCAGGACTTCATCGAGGTTGTCCAGATATTCCGCGAATCGGGACACGAACGTCTCGATATACTCCCGCTCGTAGTCGCTAAAATATTTTTTAAAACGCTCACCCGGTCTCGGTGGATCGTGCATCTTGGTGTTGTTGTAAAAAACATGCGTCATCGGTATGTCGTCAAATCGGTCACGGAACCGACCCTCCTCGTTAGAGTCTATTCCGTAGTACGCACACAACATACTATCGAGATTACCCTTGAGATCGATGAAGATTCTGTACATGTCAATTTGTCGGGCAATCTTTGAAGACTTTCCAAACGCGTGACATGCATAGACTTCGCAATGATGATTCCATACGTAGAGGTTACAGGTCTCTCGGCCTAGCGCGAACCAGAAAAGGTCGGGGTCATTCTGTGGAACCACGAACTTATCGGTGAAACTCAAGATGTGATCGGCGACATCCCTGTTCAGAGGAAGTTCGTGAACGACGTCACGAAGGGACGTATCGCGGATAGCAGATTGTGGAATCATTGTTTTAGAGAATGCCTGTGTACTTTCAACTTAGGCTTTCTTTCTAATCTTAAGTTGTACCTCCTCATGTGCGACATTCGAGACGCGAGTGATTCATATTTTAAGATATTTGAGTATCTTAAAAGTTGAATTTTAAGTATATTTAAGCTAAGACTAAATGCTTAGTTGGAGAAGGCGAGACCACCCATACCCGACTGGATGCGGAGGACGTTGTAGTTGGTCGCGAACATGTTGAGCGAGGTCGCGGCACCGGTACCCATGGCCTCCTTGATCTTGATGGCGACCTGGGCGTTGTCGATGCGGGAGAAGTTGCACGTGCCGGTAGGCTGGTGCTCCTCGGGCTTGAGAGCGAAGGAGTAGGAGTAGATGCCGGGCATGGGGCAACCGGAGTGGTGGTTGAAAGCCTGGACCTGGTTGAAGTACTTACCGGACTGCTCCTTGAAGCGGTCCTGGCCGTTGAGAACGAGCTTGAAGGTATCGACGGGGCCGACAGCGGCATCCGCGGAGGCACCCTCCTCGATGAGGCGGAGGGAACCCTCGGAGGCGAAGAGGGGAACACCGGTCGCCTGGGTGAGGGGCACGAAGCAGTTGGAGTT